CACGCAAACGCCTGAACGTGTCCATGCCGACGACCACCAGCGCGCCGGGGCGAGTCTCGCAAAGTAGGATGGCGAGAGCACAGAGCGCGAGTGACTTGCCCGAGCCCAAGCCACCACGGACCGCCGCTGCGTCTGATGACCACTCACCCGACAAGCCAGCTCGGAGGAACTCTGCCTGCCACGGCAGCGGGTCAAGCTCGCTGATGCGAGGCATGATGCACGCAGAGATGCAGGGCGCTGTTGCCCGGCACCGTCTCGACCGAGTGCGCGCTGCAGACCTCTAGCCCGCAGCGGCCCTGCGCGTCGTCATGGTCGCAGACGTACCGCGCGTGTTCGTGGCAGTCGGGCAGCTCGCAGGCTCGGCCGGGATGCCAGCCGAAACGCGTCTCACCGAGGCCGCCTTGCCATGACAGCAGGACACTCACGCGTTGCCGACCTTCTCGGGCTTGGCGCTGACGAGCTTCTGCAGCAGGGGCGCGACCTCGGCGCCTTGGTGCACATGCGTCGTGACCTGCACCTCGGGACGCTGGGGGAAGTGCTCGGGGTCGTATCGCTCGAGGAGCCATGCCGAGGCACGCCAATCATCGGCGCCTGCCTGAGCGATGTTTTGGACCAGAGCTGCCCTAGATCGTACGCGTGCGCGCGCCCATCGCTCAGCAAAAATAGCGTATTGCCCGCCCTGCGCTGCCCTGCTCAGCCAGCTACGCACCGTGCCCTCGTTGATGCCGACCTCGATGCACGCATACGAGCCGATGCCCAGCCGCTCCAACGCCTCGCAGAGCTTGTCGATGTTCTCGTTGCTGCAGAGCGTCCCACTCTCCTTGGGTCGACCCCTGCCACGCTTGGCCTGTTCAGCCATCACGCTACCCCCAACAGCGCCTCGCGAGCCGTAGCCCGTAGCCGCTGCATCGTCACCAGTCGCATCGCTGCCCCCAACTCGGGGACGACAGGTGCCCCGTACACCTGCCCGCTCACTTGCCACCGCCCAAGCATGACAGCAGCGACGCCTCGACGTCTAGCCGCCATCAGCACGTGGTCGTGGTGCATCTGCTCGGGGCCGCTCTCCTGCTCGCTGTCGCCGATGTCCTCGGCCACAAACACAAGGTCTGGCGGGGGCATGTCGTCGAGCTGCCGCAGTGCGTCGATGACGCGAGAGTGAACCGTGGTTGTGACTGGCCCAAGGAGCGCCGCAGCCTGCCTCAGTAGGTCACGACAGGCGTGCGTCTCCGCGTAGATGAGGATGTGCATCAGGTGTCTCCGTCTTGCACCGGCTGCCCGGACAGCCGCGAAATCTCGACCCGTTGGAGGATATCACGCTTCTGGCCGACCATCCGCTCAGTGAGAGTCTTCGCGCTTACCTTCGACTCGTCGAGCTGCTTGACGTGCGCCTGCAACGTCGTCACGTCAGCCTGCAGCCGGTCGACATGGGCGCGGGTCTGCGCTGCGTGTGCTGCGACGCGCCACAGCACGCCGCCCATGGTGACGCCGAGGCCGGTGAGAGCGATGGCCGTGGTGACCTCCATGTCACTTCTCCTCGCGTAGCACGCGCTCGGTCTGGCGCTGCTTGGCCGAGTTGATGGCTTCCTGAGCGCGCGCCCTCTCTGACTCGTCGTCAGACGCGACGAGCCACGCTTGCGCCGCAGCAGCGAGGGAGACTGAGAGCACGACCGCGCCCGCTCGAGCAGAGAGCGCCTGGCACTCGTCCTCGGTGGAGTCGGGGCACTGAGCCGCGACCGTGGCCGCGCCGGTGCCGAGCGTCACGAGGCCGATGGCGATTGCCCGCTCGACGGGCGAGGGACGCACGCGTGGTTGCCCCCCGCAGCCGACGAGAAGGGCGGCTGCGAGGAGTGCCGCCTTCATGCTGCGGGAGGTGTCGGTGGGGTCGTGGGTGGGTGCTGCTCACGGTCAGCCATCGACCGACCGGCCAGCACGCCGATGATGCCCGCAATCTGCGCAATCGCGCCGTCCGTCGAGCCCTCGCCGTGCATCGCAAGGATGGTGATGGCGACGATGCCGACCACGCCCGCGATGAGCGTGCGATACCCTCGCATACTTATCGCCTTCATGGGGCCGACTCAGGCGCAGCGAGCTTGGGCACCTCGGCATCGGGGGCCGCGGTCGGAGGAACCGACGCAGGAGCCGACGCAGGCGCGGGCGCGTCCGTGCGCTCGCAGGTCGTGGTCACGCGAGCACCCGCCACGAGCACCGTGGCCGAGATGCCGACGAGCGGCAGGCCGTGCGCCTCGGGCAGATCGACCGAGATGGAGCCGACCGGGGTAACACACTCCCACGGACGCATGCCCGAGCTCGACGACGGGACCGACGAGGGAGCCGGTACGGGAGGCAGATGAGCGCCCGAACACGCCCCGAGAAACAGAGCCGAGAAGCAAAGACGCGAGGTCATGGTTGCACCGGGGGCCAGATGTTGCGGGCATAGGGAGGGGCGGAGCCGCGCGAGCCATGAAGGACGCGGGCGCCGTAGACGCGCAGCGTGAAGGCCGTGGCGCTGGTCGACGAGTTGCCGAACAGGTACTTGCCGGGGACGTTCGTGTTGTCGCCCGCGGCGCATCCGTTGGGGTTGAGCAGACCGACGCACGCGCCGTTTGCGTAGTACGCGCGGCTTGCGCGCGGCTCGCTCTGCATACCCATGATGATGCGAGAGCTGGTCTGCACATCGTACGGCGCGCTGAGTGACACACCGCCCGAGGGGCCTTGCGCCTGCCATGACCCAGCCGGGGTGCCGGTCGTCGTGTTGTAGAGCATCCGCCACCGATAGTTGCCCGCGCCTGCGCCCTCGTTGGCCTGCAGCGTGACGAAACCATCGAGCAGCGACGTCCAGACGTCCCACTCCATTTCCCACGGCTGATTGTTCTGAACCGTCAGCGCGGTCGGGTAGAAGTAGCCAATCGACGTGACGCCGGTCTGCACCAACTCCTCGTAGATGTTGCCGTTTGTGTCGGCGAACAGCCCGTTGCTCGTCAGGTTGACGAGTGTCCAGCCCGAGGCCGCGAGCGTGGCGTAGGCGACCGAGGTCGGGCGCCAGTCGATGGTCCAGCTCTGCGAGGTCGGGAGACCAGAGCCACCGCCACCCGACACCGTCGTCCACGTGGGAGCGCCGCCGCCCGAGCTGGTCAGCACTTGCCCGTTGGTCCCGCTCGAGGCGGTCGACAGAATCTCACGACCCGCCGTGGTGATGTCCGCGACTGCCGCTGTGTCGACGCCGGTGAAGTACGGCAGCTTGTCCGCCGCCGTGGTGACACCAGCGAGGGCCGTCAGCGTCGCGTCGGCCGACTGGAACGCCGTGCTGTTCTGCGTCGCCGCGGTGCCGAGGCCCAGCGTCGTGCGAGCCGTCGCCGCGTCCGCATCGTCGATGAGTGTGCGCGCGAACGAGCTCAGGGTCGTCGTCGATGCGACGTCAGTGCCGGTGAAGTACGGCAGAGCATCAGCAGCCGTGGCCAACCCAGCGAGCGCAGTCAGGGTCGCATCGACAGGCTGCTTGTCCGACGCGAGCGAATCCAAACCCGCGCCGACCGTCGCAGGCACGGTCGACCAGTTGGCGCTCGTCGTTGGCGTGTACGCCAGCGAGCGCGCTTCGTCGAGGAAGTCGAAAGCAACGAGAGCAGTGACGGTGTACGTCGTACCCGCCGCGGGATTGATCGCCCACGCAGGAGACACTGTGATGGCAGTCGCGGTGTTGGACGAGACCGTCCGGGTCTGCCCCGATCCGGTGCCGCCCGTCAGCGTGATCGTGCCGCCCGTCCACTGGTTCGTCGTAAACGCCTTGCTGGTGTCCGTGATCGTTGTCGCTGCGCCCCCCGTTGCCGTTCCCGAGCTTGTCGCGGGGTTCAGCGTGCGCGCAGAGAGCACGCCTGACGAGTTTCGGCTGAACGCGAGCGTGGTGTATGACGTCGAGTCCATCTTGTACCGAGTGCCGCTCGAGGAAGAACCGATGCGGTACTGCGACGCAGGGACGCCGGTGCCCGAGTAGACGCGGAACTGGTTGACCACGAATCCGATGTACGAAGTCGACGTCGAGCCAGTGACGGCGCCATTGTCGACGGTGCCGAGCATGGAGCGGTCGATGTCGTAGATGCGGCAGCCGTCAACCTCGCCGAGCGTCAAACGCGGGCCGAGCGCAGCAGCCAGCGTGGAGTTGTGGCACTTGAGTGTGATCGTGCCCGTAGGCGCTTTATTGGCCGTGCCGACCAGCGAGTAGATGGTGCTATTGGCGACCGGCGTCGTGCCCCAAGTCGTCGACAGCGTCAGCGTCGTCGCGGTGTTGGAGACGACCGTGGCAGTCTGGCCTGAACCCGTCCCTCCGGTCAGACTGACCGTGGCGCCCGCGTACTGGTTGACCGTCCACGCCTTGGTCGTGTCTTGGAGCGTCGTGCCGCTCTGCGTGCCAGTGGCCTGCCCTGTACCGTTGCTCCACGTCGACGGACTCGACACGTAGGCATAAGGCACCGCGCCGATGTAGCTACGGACGAATCCCGATTCGCCAACCGTGGAGCCGTCAATCTCCATGACGGACGTGGGGAGCCCGTTGGTCGTCGGTACCGTATAGCTGGTGCCGAGAACCATGCCGCCAATCAGGTTGGCCTTGTTCGCGTAGAAGTTGAACTGGCCGTAGTTGTTGTCCCAGTTGGACCCAACGCCACTGCCCGCGAACGCCGACTCCTCAAAGGCGAGAGAAGACAGGCCCGTGACGACGAGCGGGTCTGCGGTCGTGTCGGCTTCGACGCCGCCGCCGGCTTCACCCGTGATCTCGAAAGTCATCTGCGCCGAAACGCCCGCCCACGGCGCAGGGAAGCTGGCCTTGAGTGCTTCCATGCTGGACGCGGGGAAGTCCGCGCGAACTGCCGACATCTTCACGTTGCCGACAATCTGCACGCCATTACCAATCAGCTGCACGCGCGCACGCTTGAAGCCGAGCGTGACGTCCTCCACGTAGCGACCAGGCGCAAGTTGGAAGATCAACTTCTCGGTGACGAACTGACCGACGCTTGCGTTGTAGGTGCTGTTGCTTGGGTTGCCGAGCGACGTGACCTGCGAGTAGGCGTAGTTGATCGAGGCGTATGGTGCGCTGAGAGTGCCACCACCAGGAGCGTCCGTGCCGTTGACCGGGTCAACGTAGACGGTGAGCGCGCCTGCGAACACCGCCTCTGAGCCACCTGTCGCCGCAGCAGGCGCCCACTCGGAGCCCGACCACGTCAGCACCTCGCCCGAGGACGGAGCCGTCGAGGCCACGTCAGACAGGTCCGCGAGCGCCGCCGCGTGGACATGGTCGCCGCGCGCGTAGTCGTCGGACGAGCCCGCGCTAGCCGTGCCGATGTTGGCAGGCGTGCTCGCGTAGGGCGTCTGCGGGTCGCCCGGAGGCCCAGGCGGGCCGGGGTCACCCTGCGGCCCAGGAGGACCCTCGGGTCCAACCGGCCCCTGCGGACCCTCGGGACCCTCGGGACCAGCCGGCCCAGCCGGACCAGGAGCGCCGGGAAAAGTCGTCGTCGTGCCAGCCATCACGGCACCTTCCGGTAGTGGGCGCAGACCTCGACGTTCGACGCACCAACGGCCGAGCCCTTGAGCGACAGCGTGGTGATGCTGCTCTGCGCCGTCCCGCTCAGGACACCACGGACCTCGATGCTCTTGGCCGTGCCAGCGTCGAGGCGGGGCGCGTTCGTCGTCGCTGCGGGGCAGCTCGCCGCCGGTCCGAGGCAGATGAACGAGGCGTTACCGCCCCACGCATCACGCGAGACCAGCGAGAGCGACGAGAGGAACAAGCCCGCCGACAGCGCCGTGCCGGTCGAGGTGTCCTTCATGTCCGACGAGGCAATCTGCGTCCACGCCGCCGAGGTCGGAGCGACCACCGCGCAGCCGTAGACGTTGCCGTAGATGCCGTTGGCGTCCTGCGCCGAGCCCGTCACCGGGACCGCGCCGACCATCGCCACAGCCGCGACCACTGCTGCCACCTTACGCATTGTCATCGCTCCCGACCTCCATGCTGATTCGCACTGCTGTCGCGCAGTCGACCACCGCCGCGCGGAATCTCTGCCAAGTTGCATCATCGACGCCCGAGCCCTTCCAGCTCGCCAAGCGCCCACGGTTGTCCAGGTGAACGAACGTCGGGTAGATGCCGACGCCGCCCACAGGGATCTCGCGCTGAGCCATGAGCCGCAGCGCCGCGAGGGCCACGTCGATGGGCAGCATGCCGCCGACTTGAATGTCGGCTGCCGCGTCTGGGCTGCCGTCAGGCTTGCCGCGCTCCTTGACCGAGGGTCGGAGCTCAGGGGGCATGTGCCGCGAGTTCGCCGCCGTCTTGCTCTCCTTGCGCTCTCCGCTGACGATGCGGATCGAGCGCCCAAGCGCCTCGCGCAGTGGCTCCAGCGTGCGCTGGCATAGCTCGAGGTAGCGGGCTCGTGACGTGGGAGTCTGCCAGACGTGGCCGTTGCGCCAATCGACGAACTCAACGTCACTGAAGTGCGGGGTCAGGCGTTCGCTCATGCGCGACACCCTACCACATCAGGCCCACTCCTGCATGGTCTAGGAGGGATGGAGGCGACGGCAGACGGTGACGCGGGGGCAAGGAGACAGCCGACGCGCCACGCAGGAGCCTAGACCATGGGGGAGATGTCCCGCCCCCATCCCACCTAGACAATACTCACGCCCCCCGTTCAGCCGCGTACGGAGTGCAGACGCCGAGGAGCGTGAGATGGGTACAGTATCACCGAACCGAGCGCCGCGCCACTTCCTGCTTGTGCTCGCGCATGTCAGCGTGCCGGTTTGCCCGGTCCGCTGCGATGCGCTCGGCGTTGTGGCCATGGACCGTGCGCCCAAGATGGTCGTCGATGGTCGAGGCAGGAGGCTTGCCCACGCCTCCCTTGCGCTGCCACTTGTCACGCGCCGCCCGCTCCTTGCACAAGGTCAGGAATCGCTCTGCGTAGACCTTGTCGGACTCCGCTCGCTCACGCGCGCGCAGCGACCTGCGAGCGTTGGCGACTGCCTGCCCATAGGTGAACTGAGCCTGCAGCAGCGTCGGGCTAATGCTCTCGCTGGTCATGATGAGATGCACGATGACCTTCCCGGCCGCGTACCTGCCGGTCACGTCGATGCCGAGCTTGGGTGCCGCCTCGAGGCAGCGTGCGAAAAGCAAGGCGGGCGCCTGGTAGTTGTAGGCGCGCGCGCGGTCGTCGGAATCGGTAGGAGGTCGACCACTGCGCAGAGGCGAGTCAGGCGGGCGCTCGCTTCCCCTAGTGTCGCATCTGATGCCGATGCGCTCCAGTCCGTCGATGAGCTGCACCGCGAGGATGGAAGCAAGCGATACCGCTGCGCCGCTGTGCGCGCTTATCTCTTGGCGCCATTGTAGGAGCCTCTGTAGCGCCGCGCCTGAGATGTGGACGTGACGACTCGGGCCGCCTTCCTCCGCACGCTTGGCACGCTCCAAGCCTAGCAACTCAAGGATGGCACCGCTGCGCAGGTCGATGTTCTCGCGCTGCTGGTACTCGCCCACATAACGCATCAGATGAGGCGATGTCGCCAGCCGCGGCTGCGTCCCGCGCGCGTTTATCTCGACGAGCTCGCGGCTCCATGCGTCGGCCGTGCGCCCCATGTACTCGTACGTCAGGCCGATGCCGTGCTCATGCAGGGCGCTGGCCAGACGCAGCGTGAGCAGGCGCTTGAGTGCCACGTACCGCTCACGCTCCGCATTCCACGTTTCACGCTGCCACTCGCGGATGGTGGGCAGATGCTGCTCAGGTAGGACGGTCAGGAACTCAGCCACTGTGCCCCCTTCAAGAGCCGCGCCCGAGGCGCCAGCTCCGTCTCTATCACCGACGCCTTGCCCGCCTCGCGCCACGCGCGCAGGACGCCGAACTCGACGCACCACTGCGACCCGCGCCAATCGAGCAGCACGAGGGCGAGGCCGCCGAGCTGGTCGACCGCGTCGAGCGTCTCCCACTCGATGCCCGCAGCCTTACCCGCAGTCGGGCCGCCGAGCGCCTCACTGAACCACCACCGCTCAGTCGTGCAGGTCTTCGCCTCAAGCGCGACCGCTCGACCACCGGCCACGACGCCGACGAAGTCGACCGACGCTCGGCTTGCCCAAGTCGCCGGAAAGGTCGTGCGCCCTCGGGCATCCATGCCGGTCGGACCCATGACGCGCGCCTCGGTAGGGACGCGGACTAGCCACGCCTTACCGGCTGCACGGAGATGGTCGTGGTACGCGTCGATGGCTTGCTCCCACTGCGAGCCGCGCCGCTGCGAGGACCTGCCTCTGGTCGCCGCCGTGGTCATGGCTGCCTTGCCTCCTGTTGGCTACAGCTCATACGCCAACGCCACCGAGCTTGCCTTCGGGTACGCTCTACCGCGCTGTCTTTCACGCGCCATTCCACAACGACCATAAGCCCTGGCGAGTCCACGGGGCGAGGCGTCCGCACTTCGCATTCGCTGGCCGCAGCGCCAAGCGGCAGATGCTTCAACGCCTTGTCGATGAGCTGCTGACGGTGATGCTCAATCAAGCGCTCGGCCAAGTCCTGAGCAGCCTTGCGCTGCGCTCCACGTGTGGCGCGCGTCCTGACCGGCATGAAGTCATAGAACATCCATGCGCTGTGGAGCCACCCGCCTCGGATCCTCTCCCTGCACGGCATGACGCTCTTGAGAGCAAGGTCGATTTGCTCACTGACGGTCACGACTCCCCCTTTCTGGCCATGTGGCCAGAATCCGCGCATGGTGCTCGGCCAGAGTCTGCAGCACCCACGCAGGCAGCACGCTGCCCGTCTGGTAGCTGTGGTCGACCGCCGCCAGAGCCTCGCGCAGCCGATTCCGCTCGACCCGCGCCGCAGCCAACGCCAGCACAAGCGCATCGCGCGTCAGGTCCTCGGCCTCGGCTCGGACGTACTCGGCCTCGATGAACTCGCAACGCTCGCAGGTCATGGCTCCTGCCCCAGCGCCCGCTTGGCCGCGTCTCTCGTTTCGCGCAGCGCCTCGACAGTGCGCCCGAGAGCGACGTGCAGCTCGTCGGCCTCAAACCACGCCTGCCCCTCCGCAAAGCTCCACGTGCGCCACATCATTGGACCGTCGCCGCCCCGAGGCAGATACTCGACCAGAGCGAACCGGCCGAACCTTACCCGCACCGTGCCGATGTCCTGCACTCGGCCGCGCAGACCATGCCGCTCCAGCGCCGCGCGCAGGTTGACCCGCGCCGCTGCCACGTCAGCCTTGGCCACTGCTCACCCCCTGCGCTAGCTCGTCCTGCGCCCACCCGCACCCCTCGCAGGAGTGCCGCGTCAGCCACCACTGGTGCCGCTCGTCGAGGCCGGACGCCGTCACCCGCTGCGACCGCTCGGCCGTCCTCGACCCGCACTCGGGGCAGGCACTCCCGCCGCCGAGCTTCACCTGTGGGTGCATCGTCAGAATCTGGACCATCAGTGCATCCTCCGTCGCTCGTCTCGTCGAGCCCTCAGCATCCCGTACACGCCGATCTGCGACCAGCGCAGCCCCTTCGACGTGCGGAACCCGCACGCGTTCAGCCGGGTCGCAATCTCCTCGAGCTCGACACCCTCAGCGTAGAGCGACTCGGCCATCCGGCCGCACTGCGTCCACTTGGACGAGTAGTAGTCCCGCACGAGCTGCGTCCATGCGTCCTTGCTCACTTGGCCGCCCTCCAGTCCTTGCCCGTCATCACCACCGGCCGCGTGCTCGCCTTGATGCGCGACCAAAGCCGGTCGCCCAGGTGCATCTCAAGCCCCTCGTCCGTCAGGTTCGACGCGATGAGCACCGTACCACCCGACAGCGTGCGCCGCTCGAGCAGCTGGTCGAGCTGCGACTGCGCCCAGTCCGTGTCACGCTCTCGCCCGATGTCGTCGAGCGCCACGACTGCAGGCCCTTCGATGCGCGCCTTGAGCGCTGCCATGTCGCCGTCCCGCCCCATCGCCTGCCGCATGTCGTCGAGCCACAGCGCCCACGAGACGTACCGCGCCGAGATGCCGCGCTCGCAGAGGCCACGCACTGCGCAGAGCATGCGATGCGTCTTGCCTCGCCCGGTCGAGCCGAGGAAGCGCAGGCCCTTGCCCTCGGGCTGGTAGCTCTCCACCCACGCGCGCCCCTCGGGGCTCAGGTCGTCCATGGTCGTGTGATGGTAGGTCCAAGGGATGCGCGCCAAGGTCAGGCGCCGCATGCGCGCCCCGATGCCCGCGCACTGGCAGCGCTCGCCCGTCCTCGTGTGCCTCTCGGTGCCGCAGCACACGGGGCAGGTGTACGACCGCCACGCGCAGAGGCCGTCGTCGGTCTTGTGGAGCTCGACGTCATGCCACGACAGCGGGACCAGATGCGGACGAGGCACCGTGGGCGCGTCGAGGTCGAGGTACTTGCTCAGGTCGTTGGGGTCGATGGGCTTCATGCGTCCTCCGTGGGCCGCTTGAGGCCTGACTCGATGTCGGCCGTGAGCAGGTGCTCAACCATCTTCTGCGCCGCCTCGAGCGCGTGACCGTACAGTTCGCCGACGAGGTCGTTGTACGCGTCGCCCGCATCGCCGCCACGACGCAGGCCCAGCTCCATGAGCATAAACCGCGTCATCACCGACGCGAGCTCGAACGCGCCGAGCTCGATCTGGTCGCGCCCCGGCAGGACTGTGCCGAGGATGCGCCACTTGTCGCGCACGGTCGCGCCGTACGTGCTGCGCGGGATGTCCCGCAGGTCGAGGCCGCGCAGGTCTTCGCGCCAGAGGTCGACCGACACGCGCCGCGTCGGCTCGCCGTAGCGGTACTCCTGCAGGCCTTGGCTCAGGTCGGGCGCCGGGGGCTGCGGACCGTCCATGCCGCAGCGCCGCCACGCCGCGACCTCCTGCAGCCACGTCTCGTACTCGGGCGTCTTGCGGTAGCTGTAGGCCGCACGCGCAGCCTCGGCCGCGTCGCTGATGGCGTAGTTGTCGGCCGTGCCGATGCGCTTGTCGTCACTCATTGTGCTGTCTCCTGTGGTGGGTGCCGCTCCCCAGCGGCGTTTCGACTGTAGCGGTTTGGTTTGCACTCGCAAGCGAAATCGACACGGCCGCGAACGCGAGAGGCCAGCCGTCGCGCTTGCCGATGCCGTGGATGGCGATGATGCGCTCACCCGCGTCGAGCTTGCGACCTGCGCGCAGCTCCAGCAGTGCGTCACGCACAGCCATGCGGGCCTTGCGCTCGTCCTCGATGCGCGGGGGTCGGTTTGTCAGGATGCTCCGCACGTCGGGCGCGCAGATCTGACTCAGGAGTGCGTCGAGCTGGTCGGTTGTCAAAAGGTGTACCCCTGGTCAGGCACGTCCTTCCACGCATCGTTGACGCGCTTGGGGTCGTGGTCGTTGGGTTTGTCCGACTTTGACCGGCTTTGACCGGACTTGGTCGGCTTTGTCGGATGTACGCCGTCGCGCAGGATGGAGCGGAGCAGGGCCAAGCTCGGGCCGCTGCCGCCTGCGACCTCTGCCGCTCGGTCGATGCAGCTCGTCACGTACTCGGCTCCGCGCTCGGCAACCGCCGCGCTCAGGGCGTCGATGTCCAGAGCACCGACCACGAGGGGCGCCGCTCCTGTCTTGCCTCGGAGCGCGAGGCGCCAGCGCTCAGCGACTGCCCCGAGCTGGTCACCCGTCGTGGCCGCCGTGGCTGCCTCGCGCGCGGGCGCATGCGCGCGCGTAGTAGCTGCGTCAGCAGCTACTGTACTGTCCTGTACTGTCCTGTCCTGTACTGTACTGTAGGCGTGACTGTCACGCGACGTCACGTGACGTAACGTGACGTCACCGTTACTTGCCGTTATGTCACGTGACGTCACGTGACCGTCCGTGACGTCACCGTTACGGCGTGACGCTCGGTGACGCCGCTGCCTCTCGGCGCCGGTGTTGTCCCGCTGGTACTCGTCCCAGCCCGCCACGAGGTACGCGTCGCCATCGACGATGAGCAGGCCGACCTCGAGCAGATGGTCGAGCGCCGCCTGCCACGCCTCAAGCGACGGCCCCCACAGGTACGCCATCACCCGCGGGCTACACTCGCGCATCAGGATGCGACCGTCGCCCGCCTTGGCGCGCGCCACGACCGCAGGCCATGCCCACGCGTGACCGCTGCCCACGAGGCGACCATCCATCGGGATGTCGCAGTCGACGCGTACCCAGCTCACTGCGCGTCCGCCGCTGCGAGTATGCGCTTGGCCGCATCGACCTGGGCCTGCGTCGGCTTGGTCACCTTGGAGCGTTGCGCCCACAGGCCGAGCTTGACCAGGCGTCGCCGCGCCAGCGGGGAGGGCGTCGCGCCCTTGTGAATCCAGCGCCAAGCCGTTGAAAACGACACGCCTGCCGCCTCTGCGAGAGCCTTGATTGTGAGGCCCGATGCCTCCCACGCGCCGATGTTGAACATGGTTCTCCTTGCCCATCAGTTGGGCGTCTTACTGTATCCGTGCGGCAATCCACACGCAAACTAAAAGGGCGCGCCCACGTCAGCGAGCACGCCCCGATTGCTAGGCTTGTCGGTGATTGCGCTCGCATTGCGCGCTACGCAATCCTACGCAATCCTGCGCAATCAGAACGGGATAGGGTCCGAGTCGTCAGGCGTCGTGGGCTTGGAGAATGGCGGGTTGCTGCGCACTCGGTCTGCCACCTTGGGCGCGCCTTGCCCCATCCACAGCGCGTCGCTCGCCGAGGGCCGGTCTTCGTCCCGCTTGGTTCCGCCGAGGAACGTCACCTTGTCGGCGCGGATCTCCCAGACCTTGCGCTTGACGCCCTCCTTGTCGGTGTACTCGCGCGACTCCAACCGCCCCTCGACGTACACCGAGCGCCCCTTGGCCAGATGCTGCCCGCAGAGCTCGGCCGTCTTGCCCCACACGCTGACGGCGTGCCACTCGGTCCGCTCCTGCCGCTGCCCGTCCTTGTCGGTCCACTGCTCGCTTGTGGCCATGCGCAGCTCGGTAACCGCCTGCCCGTTCGACGTGTACCGAACCTCGGGGTCCGCGCCGAGGTTGCCGAGAAGGATGACTTTGTTGACGCTTGCCATGTTCAGTTGCTCTCCTTGTTGAGTGCGTTGATGACGCGACTGCGGGCAGCGGACTCCCACCCCTCGTACAGCTTGACTCCAGTCAGATGCGCGCAGCTTGCGTCAAACACACGCAACGCACAGGCCAGCACGTCGATGGCCGTGAAAATATCGCCGCCGATTCGTCGGTCTTGGAACCGCCTGCGAAACGACTTGGCCATGGGCGTTTCGTTCGCCTCGTCTTGGCTGATGAGCACTCGCCGTTGCTCCACCACCCAGTCGAAGTCCTGCCCCTCGACGATGTTCACCACGGCCGCCAGCGAGACGCTGGATGATGACATGACCCTGCGCCTGGTCAGCGGACTGGTTTCAAACAAGCGCTTCGTTGCCGCGCCAAACTCCGTGCTCGCCAGCGCCGCGACAGTGGCTGGAGTGGTGCGCTGCGTTGAGTTTTTCTTCAGGCACCATGCAGCATTCAGGACAGTCACCACATCGGGAGGCATCGTCAGCCTGTCCGCGAGCGTGCGCTTGACGCCACCATCCAGCGCGACGAACGAGGCCCGAGGCGCGTTGACCGTGACCATCATTGGGACGATGACGTTGGCCTTGATGACGGCTGCGAGTCGGTGCTGTCCGTCGATGAGGTTGCCGTCGATGTCGAGCGCGATGCCCTGGTGGGTCAGATGCCATTCGCCGCGCCTCATCTCGTCTGCGTAGTTTTCCACGACAGTCGGCCGCAGCGGTCGGTTGGTCTCAATGTTTCGTTGCAGCCACGCCAGCGCGAGCGCCGGGTCGACCATCATCACCTTGGACTTCATTTCTCCCATGCTCATTCTCCTGTCTGCCGCTCCCCAGCGGTCAGTTGTAGTAGCCGCAGGCGCCCATCGCCCGCAGCTCTCGCCGTACTGCCTCAAGGCGGTCTCGCCCCATGCGATTCATGATGTTCACCCAGGCGCCGTGCCGCTGGAGCCACACGCCGAAGACGTGCCAGCCACCACGCACGCCGGGGTATCCGTCCCACTCGGTCGCCGACTCCTCGTGCTGCTCCTCGGCCTCGACCACTAGCTCGGTCTCGTACTCGCCGCCCATGTCGATGCTGACGTCGTAGCCATCAGGCGCCCATCGTCGGTAGCTCGGCCGACCCTGAGCGCACCAAGCATCGAGGAGGCGCCGCTTGTGGCGCAGCCACGTCTCCGGGTTGTGCGTCATGGCTTGCCGTCCGGGTCGCCCTCGGGGCCGAAGTCCTCCGCATCCCAATCGGCCGAGCCGGCGTTGGAGCTGGGCGCGGGAATGACAACCTTGAAGGGCTTTACGTCCCGCGTCTTGGTCACGCGCAACCGCTCGGCCAGTGGCACCGAGAGCACGCAGCGCTCGGCCAAACGGTCGATGGCCTGCCGCTGCAACTCCATCTTGTTGAGCGCGTCGGCCTGCATGTCCCAGCACGCCGAGGTCGAGTCGCTGTTACGCACGCCGAGCTCGTCGATGCACTGCACCGTAGCGCGCTCGATGCTCTTGCCGACCTGCTCACCGTTCTGGCTGCCGACGATGAAGGTGATGGTCGCGCCGAGGCAGGCGCCGAGCGTGACGCTCACCCAGTCGAAGCCGCGCCCATCCTTATCGCCCACGATGAGGTCAGACATTGGGACCCCTCCCCAGCGACTCAAGCTCGGCCTTGTAGCCGCGCAGCTGGCTGATGAGGTTTCCGCGGCTGGGCTCGGCATCACACCAGATGAGCGCCCCGACACAGACCCCGATCCCGAACACGATGGACAAGTCGACCGCGCCACGCTCCTGAGCATCACGCGCCGCCCGCATACACTCGACGCGCAGGACGTCGAGCTCCACTTGCTGTTCGATTGTCATGTCTCAGCCCTCCCCTTGCGTCTCGTAGGTGACCTCGGCATCCATCGCCTGGTCTCGCTCAGCACGCCACGCAGCCAGCGCAGTCCGGCCGCGGCTCGTCGTCAGGTAGGACACAGCGCCGCGCAGTCGACCGAGCGGGGCCGTGCCGATGTCGAGGCCATCGCGCGCCAACAGCGTCTCGACGTAGTCGGGCACATCGTCGCCGAGGCCGAGCAGCTCACCAGTCAGGCCGGACCGCGTGTCGACCGCGACCGGGAGTTGCTCGACCTTGGGCGCTTCCTCAAGCACCTGCACGACCGGCTTGGGCGCCTCGACAGGACGGAGCGTCTCGACCCTGCCAGAGTCGAGCGGGGTCGCCAGCTCGTCGGGGTCGTAAATGCCTGCGACGAGGTCGGGGTAGACGATGCGCGCCAGAGCCGCAGCGCAGCGCGCCCGCAGCATCGCCTCGGGGTAGGAGCGCCAGCCCTGCCCGCCAGTGAGCCCCGCGCGCTGCGCCTGCTCGATGGTCCACGTCAGCGTCGTCGGCTCGGTGTCGCCCTTGCGCTGCGTCGTGTAGGTCGCACGCTGCGCGGTCGACTCGACGAGGCGCCACTGCAGGCACTCGCCCGAGCGACGGACCAGCGCGACCGTGGCGTCGGCTGCGAGCGTGACCTTGCCCTTGATGACGCCGAGCATGCGCATCGACTGCATCGGGGCGAGGCCCAGCTCGCGACCGGCCATAAGGACAATGAGCGCGTCGTGAGGCTTGCCGCGCAGCGCGTCGGGCGCCAGCGACGAGGCCGCAGCCACGAGCGCAGTGGGGCCGAGCACGTCGGCCTGGGCGATGATGTCCGTATTGCTTGCCATGTTGTCTCCCTTGCCGCTCCCCAGCGGCGTCAGTCCCACCGCTCGGTGGCCTCTTGGTTCGTCGTCGTCAGCGCCTTGCTGATGAGGTGAATCTATGCGCCTTCACTTGCGGACGCAAGCAAAAAAGCAAAGAGCGCGCACTTTTTTGCGCCTTGTGCGCAGAGCCTTGAGCCGTGCGGACTTGCGCCGCTTACTGCTCGGGCTTGTCGTCGTCGCCTGCCGTCGTCGCCTTGGCGCCGAACTGGTAGCCGAAGACCACGAGCACGATGCTCTTAATCAAATCGAACAGGCCGCGCCTGAGGTCGTCGCTCATCAGCTGCACGTCCCAGCTCACCATGACGTCGGCCACGAAGACGCCGAGAAACACGGTCAAGACGAGCGCGACGAACCGCGTGAGCCACTCACGTTGACCCAGCGTCTGCGGGATGATGCTGTTCACGTACCAGACCAGAGCGCCAACGACCGCGACGCTTAGGACTACGCCCGCAATCATCACCCACGTGTCGCCGTGCAGCATCAGCCGATGCTCTTGGCCGGGTCGGTCCCGCCAATGGTCCCGTCAGGCCGGGCGAGGTACGCATACCGCCGCACCTGGTCGGTGACGAGCGCCCACCCTGCGTGCTCGATGTCGTCGCCGATGGCGAGGCCGTGCGCGCCGTCGAGCGTGACGGTGACGCCTACGATGCTGAGGATGGTGCGGGTTGTGGAGCTCGACCACGCGCCCGCAGGCACGCAGAGGACGACGTCCTGCGAGGCGAAGTATGGCACCGCGCTCGTGCCGAGGTCGGTCTGAGCCTCGCCGGTGCGAGGGTCCGTGGTGGCCGTGTACTGGTTGGGCTGCACGGTGACCGTGACGGGGTCGACAACGGACGCCACGCGCAGGCTCGGCACGTAGCCCGAGGGTCGACCGCCTGTGCAGGATAGCGTGAGGCTCAAGCGGTTCCTGAGCCAGTCGCGCTCAAGGCCCATGACGCGGCAGGGCTGCGAGGTCACGCCGATGGTGCCGTCAATGGCGATGGCAGCGGCCGCCGTGAGGACGACGCAGTCACCGAGCGCGACCTCATGCGCCCCGGTAAGGTCGAGGCTCACCGCCAGCTGGTAGCGCACGCGAGGCACGCCGACCCGCTTGCGGAGATGCTGCACGTAAGGGAGCAGGTTCACCGCCGCGTCTGCCGCGCCACCCTCGAGGACGATGCCGCGCAGGTCGATGTCGAGCTGGGCGCCAGCGTCGCCACCGGCCGCAGAGATGGCGTCGCTGTCCACGTAGGTGATGACGCGCTGCGCCTCGCCCGCGTCGTTGTAGTCGCTCGACAGCTTGTAGGCGCGGACCACCTTGCCGTCGACTGCGCTCGTCACCTGCCCATCGACGAGCAGCTCGGCGTCCGTGATGGTCAACACGGCCTCGCGCTCATCGGCCGAGGTGATGGGGGCGAGGGCTACGTACTGCCGCCCGAGTGCGTACCGCTGCACGACCGACGCGCCGAGCAGGGTGAGGATGTCCCGGATGTTGTCCTCGACCGTCTCGTTGGGGTCGATGGGCGCGTTGTAGTCGCGCAGCACCTCGGGGACGGGGAACGACTCGAAACTGCTGGGCAGCACGTCCGTCGCAGCGAGTCCCGCACCTACCGGCAGGTAGTCGAGCACGGTTTCAGTCTGGGCGCCCACGGCCGAGACGAGCAGCACAACGGCCGCGCGGGATGGCGTCTCCTGAAAGAAGCGCGCAACCGGCGTCACCTGCACCGGGGTCCCGCGGTCGATGATGAACGTGTCGCGCTCGGGTGACCACTGGTCGACCGTCAGCGAATAGCCAACCTGAGCGCCGGTGTCCGGGTCGAGCGCCGGTGTCGAGGCAGAGACCAGAGCGTAGATGACTGACTGCGTGCCGTAGTCGTCGCCGCCCTCAAGACGCACCCACTGAGGCGCCCCGCCTGCGAAGACGTCGTCGGTGACGAGCAGGTAAGTGTCGCCAACCTGCGCCCACGCGAGAGCAGGGCCGCGCACGTCGTAGGCGTCGACGTCGTTGTTTCGGTCGAGCGCGCTCGTGTCGACCCGGCGCAGCTTGTTGCTCGGCCACGCGCCAGCATCGAGCGCGCGCCAATCCCAGCCGAGGCAGAGGCTGTTCTCGTTGCCACGGTCGCGCCCGAACCGGACCTGCAGCGCGCCGCCCTGCCCCTGCTCCTGCAGGGCGAGGTGCACCTGATGTGACCCATCACCCGAGGACCACAGGCGCACGTTCGCCCAGCGTCCCTCGACGCCCTGCGTGGTGACAGGTGACCACGTCTCGCACTGCCAGCGGGACAAGTTCCACGCACGCTGCGTCAGGTCTGCACCTGCGACGACGGAGAGCAGGCGGTCAGGCCAGCGCACAATCTCCCCCCCTCCAGTCGGGTCGACCAGCGAGAGCGTCGAGTACTCGGAGGTCGAGACGTTGCCCGCGTCGCCGACGTTAGTGCCGACCAACGCGACCGCATTGGGGCTGACGTCGAAGCGAGACTTGCCGCCGCCCGTCAGGTTGCGCGCCGTGACCTCGTGGACAGTCGATGCGCCGACACCGTTCTCCAGCTGCAGTCGCCCCTGTCGTGGGTGACCATCGGGCAGGGAGATGTCGAACAGGTTGAAATGAGCCGTGTATGCGTTGCCGTCCGTCTCGATGGTGTCGGCATCGTGCAGGGAGTACGGAGTGCGAACAGCCGCGCCGGTGTCCCATTCCTGCTCGTGGGAGACCTGGCAGCCGTCCGCGCCGTCTGCCCGAGGCGCGAAGTGATGCCACCCGCGGACGAGCTGCGCAGAGGTCGCGCCGCCTGAGAGCTTCTGGCGCATGGCCGCCGTCATCGAGGCGATGCGCAGGGTGAGCGACAGACCGTCAGGCGCCAACTCGGCCTCGCGGTCGAGGACGCCGCGCCATATCTCCAGATACGAGCCGACCCGCTGCCCACCGACGACGGGCGCCGCTTGGACAATGGCCACGCGACCGCGCCAGAAGATGGGCGCCTCGGTGACATAGGGTTGCCAGCCGCGCACCGCGTCGTAGGTGTGCCGATACCGCCGCGTCTGGCCGATGATGCGGAGGCAGTTCTGCAACGTGTTGCCCGAGACGCTACCGACCTGCAGCGCCTCAAGACCCACGTGGATGATGTCGCCCGCGACGATGCCCGACGAGTCGACCACGTCGACATCCGTGGGGCCGAGCTCGTGAGGGATGGTCGCCGCGATGCGCGTCTTGCTCGAGGCGCCAGCCGGGCCAATACGCCGGAAGGTGGAGACAGGGTGAACCGTCCACGCCGAGCCCGTCACCGTGGCAGGCGAGACGCGCGCGTTCTGGGCAAGCAGCTTGACCGTCACGGCCTGCTGCTCACTCATGCCGGTGACGTCGTCGATGCTGCCACCCTCGGGGCCGAGGTCGAGCACCGCCTCGATGTCGCGATAGTCGCGTGGGTAGAGCCCCGCCAGCGTGCCCTCGATGGTCTGCGTGTCGGGCGCAGGGCCGGAGTAGTAGCGGTCGGTGACACCCGCCACGGTCACGAGGAGGGCGAGCTGCCGCCCGCGCAGGTCGTCGAGGCTCACAGCGTATCTCCCCAGACAGGACACCACGCGACCGCATGGATGCGGCACGAGGTCGTGTCGATGCGTAGCAGCGCCCGCGTCCCACGCGCCGTGCCGCCCGTCGTGTCAGTCTCCAGCGCTCGGGGCTGCGTCTTGACCAGACCTGTCGCGAGTCCAGGGCGCCGCGTCGTCCCGCTCCTCGACCACGTGGGCATGATGCGGTAGCGGTTCGCCGCGTAGCCACGCACGTCTGCGACGAGGCTATTGTCGGCGCGCGTGAAGATGATGCCACGGTCAACGGTCGCGCCCGCCAAGGTCTGCAGCGTGACGTCGACCATGGGCGTCAGCGAGTAGTCAGCCTGCAGCGAGGATGTGAGCAGGGCGAGTTCGATGGCGTAGTCCAGCTGCCCGAGCGACAGCAGCACGTAGGCCGTCTGGTTGATGCCCTCGGTGGCGCTGACGTAGCCCTGCTGCTCGGCCACGACCGTGTCCGCGAACTGCGTCACGTGCGCTGTGTGCCAATGGCGGGACCTGACGCCCGCGAGATGGTTGAGCGCGTTCGCGTGACCCGCGAGCGTGGGGCCGACCACTGGCCGAGCGCTGAACGCCTCGGCCTGCGATGGCTGCGAGAAGATGCCGCGGTAGGGAACGCTCACTGCCACCCCCAAACAAGGACGCCGTGAATGTCACACGCCGAGGTGCCGACCGGCACATCCCACGTTGCGGGGTCGGGCTGTGGCCAGAGGCTCAGGCCGTGCCACAGCATGCCCACGTCCTGCCGTGAGATGCTCGGCACGTCGAGTTGGGTGATGGGGTCGAGCACCTGTGTGTCTCGGACCTTGCCCGCAGCGACCTGCACCGCGACCTGCCCACCCTCGCCGCTCAAGTCGGCCGTGCCTGCGTAGCCGAAGCGCAGGACGCCCGCGCCGAGGGGCGTTGAGATGGTCACACGCACCGAGAGTGTCCGGTCCTGCGACTCAGTGTCCGGCATGCGGACGCAGGCCCATCGGTGCTGGTAGGGCTGCAGCTTGTCCTGCCCCGCCACGTTGACGTTCTGCAAGTCCGAGACGTTGACCGCCACGTGGGGGCGCGCATTGAACGCCGTCTCGTTGTCGTGCAGGGCCTGCATCGTGCGAGCCGAGAGCGGGTTGTCCTGACTCACCTCGCCATCGAACGCCATGCGCCCGTCTGCCTGTCGACCGGCTGGCAGAGACGTAGGCTGCGCATGCGTGACAAGGATGCTCCACACCTCGAGCGAGGACACGCTGTCGGCACGCAGGCGCAGGTTGATGCGCTCGTACCCGCCGACCCACGAGACCGCGACAGTACCGCTGAAAAACTTGACCGTGGCGTCGAGGCCGGACCCGCCTGTCACGCTGAACGAGCCGCCACCGTTGACGCTCGTGACCTGCAGCAAATGGTTACTGCCGACAGGGCCGGGGCGCACCTTGCACGCCACGACGACGAACACCTGAGTGACGCCCGACAACTCGGGGATTTGCCACGTTGCAACGGTGGCCGATGTGTTGGCGATGCGCGCGCAGGGCGTCGTGCCTGTGGCCGCGTTGAATACGAACGACTGCGAGATGCAGTCCGTGCGGCCGCTGTTCGCATCGAGCCAGTTGGACGCCGCAGAGAGAGGCGCCGCCGAGTCTGCGAGGAGAGGCTCGCCGGTGAGCAGTTCCTGCGGGTCGATGGGCGTGTAGCTGGCTGGAATGGGGCGAGGCATCAGGGCTCCTCGACCAGCGTCATGGCGATGGGCTCAGACCGCACGCGAGCGCCCGAGAGCCTCACCGGGTAGTCACTGGCCGAGCTTGCCGCGACCCTTGCCACGACGCGCCCCGCGAGAGGCTCCGTCGTGTAGCCATCGGTGAAGGCTGGCACGTCCGTACCGTCGAGCAGCGTCTCAAGAAGCCGCGCCCGCCGCGAGTCGCCCCATGTGAAGTCGAGTGTGCAGGGCTGCCCGCGCGTGACGTAAGGCGCCCAGGCTGCGATGACTTGGCCCTCGTCGCTCTCGGCCGCCGACTGCCCGCGCACGGTGAACTCCAGTTCGTGCGTGATGGAGTGCCCGACGTGGCGCCCTCGCGCTCGGCCGTCCTGCAGCTCCACCACGCCGTCGATGCTGCGGAGCACTCGGCTGTGTCGCGTGAGCCCGCGCTCGAGGACGAGGACGAGGGGCGTGCGGTAGGTCGCCGTCAGCAGGTAGCGTGACGAGACGAGCGCCGGGGTTTCCTCGCCGGTAAAGCCGAGCATGCGCCGGAACCGCTTGGAGATGGCCGTCGCAGGCCAGCCGATGCCCGAGATGCCCACCGGGTAGGACGTCCACACGCGCCCCGTCGTGTCGATGCCCCATCGGATGCGCCGGAACACGTTGTCGTTGGCGTCGTTGTCGACCTGCTCAAGCGAGTCGGTGGGGAACACGCCGTCAGCCTCGGCGTCATAGGCGCGCAGAGCCACAGGCAACGAATGAACGGTGACGTCTTCGTTGTAGAGTCCCCCAAAGGTGAGCCCGTCGTTGACCGTGAAGCCTTGGCCCACGTTCCAGAGGTCGAGGTTGCCACGCTCCCACGCATCGGGCGCCGTGATGACCTGGTACGAGCCGACCGTGGTCGAACTCGCAATGGGAGATGTGAAGCCCCACGGATTGCCGGTCGACGCTTGCACCGCGAAGGACGCGATCTCCGCAGTCAGCACGCGCACGAAGATGCGGTCAGTCTCGTCGATGCCGACCTCCCACGTGGCAGGCACGCCGCCGCCCGCAGTCCAATCAGCGTTGAGGGCCTCGCTCATCGACTGCCCCAGCTGCGAGCCGTAGCCGTTCAAAAAGGCCAAGAGGTCGGGGTATCGCCCGCCGTCGTAGAGCGTGGCCGTGGCAGGAATGGTGACGTTCGTGGCCCCGCGCGTGAACACGGTCGAGCCCGCGAACTCGTAGACGTCGCATCGAGCAAGCAGCGCAGGGATTGACCGCGCCGAGGTAGCCGAGCCGGGAAGGACGATGACAGGCATTAGACCACCGCCAATCGTGACGAGGAGAGACTACCAGCGCGGGACTCGCGCTGCGACTGCCGGACGAGGACATTGGACACCTCGTCGACACCGAGCACGACCGTGACCTGCATCGGCTGCGCGCCACCACCGCCCGCCGAGAACGACGACACGCGGTCTTGAGCTCCACCCGCCGCGCCTGATGCAGACTGCGACGACTGCCCTGGCCCGTAGGTCGAGGCACCCAGCGCCCGCGCCGTCACGCCGAGCAGGAGGCCGGTGCCCGCCATGGCCGCAGCACCCGCGAACAAGCCGCTCGGGTTGAGGGCGCCAAGTGCTACAGGAGCGAGCGTCGCAGCGACACCGAGCGCTGTCAGGAATACAGCGTAGCCGAACGCCTGCGCGCTCAAGCCCGCAGCCACTTGGCCCGCCAGCTTCTTGAACGAGCCAGCAGCCTTGTCGCCGTCGATAACCAGTGACGCGAGCGCCTGCCCTGCCGCTTGGCTGAACGACTGCAGCGCGCCCACGCCCATCGACTCCAGGTTCATCGCAGACTCGGACAGGCTGTTGAGGCTCTCCTCAAGCGGGGAGATCGTCTTGACTGCCGGTGCGCCAGGGCCAATGACGTCACCCAGCGCCTCCTGCAGCGTCGGACCCTGCACCGGCAGACCCTCGGCCAACGCGAGAGGCGTTGACGACCGCTCGAACTCGATGCGTGCTCGCTCCTCTGCGATGACCTTGGCAGTGATTCGGTCGAACTCGGCCTGCTTGAGTCGCTCGATCTCCGCTTGGATTGCCTCGGTGCTCTCGCGGGTTGCCCTAGTCGCGCGCTCGGTGACTTTGACGTCCTCAACCTTTGCCGCAGTGACTGCCTTCTGCGCGTTAGTCTGTGCCCCGAGAGCCTCCGTCGTCTGCCGCGTCAGGCGGTCGATGGTGTCCTGACGATTGATTGCCGAACTGCGGAAGGTCTGCTCAAGCCCAATGGCTCGCTGCAACTCGTCTTGCGCGACCTTCCGCTCTTGGCGCAGCCGCTCACCCTCTGCCCGAGAGCGCACCGGCCCAACTTGCCGCGTCAGGTCTTCGGTCGTTGAGGCGATGATACGCCGAGCCTCGGCCTGCGTGGCGATGGCCTCGGTGATGCCTTGCTGCAGGTCGGCAAGCTCTTTGCGCAGACCGCCCAGAGACACGCCTGTGCGCTCGATGAGAGCGCGCTGCTCAAGCGTGGCGCCCTGACCCTGCGCACCCGCAGCGATGGCCGCGTAGAACTTTGTGACGTCCTCCTGTGACGACGTCGCAGCCTTGCCGACGTCTCGGATGTTGTTGGCAATCTCCTCGCTCGACCGAGCGAAGATGCCAGCGGACCGCGCAGCGTCGAGAGCCACGCCGCCGAACTCGATGAGTTGGCTGATGACCTGCCCGAGCGGACCAGCCAACCCCACGCCGAGGGCTAGAGAGGCGATGTCGAGCGCGCCGCTGAACGTGCGCATGGGTCGCTCGACCTTGTCGACCGCGTCGTCGAGCTTCTTGACGCCAGACTCAAAGCCAGCCAGCAGGCCGCCTGCCTTCTCTGACTTCTTGCCGACCTCGTCCGCAGCGTTCTCGACGCGCTGCAGCTTGCTGGCTGCCTCGTCGGCGCCCTCGATTTTGACTGCAATCTGCAGGTTGGTGACGCTCATCGCTTCCTCCTTGCGACCTCGACCTCTGCGTGCTCAGCCTCGCGCAGCGCGCGCGCCAGATGTAGCACGCCCTCGACCACGGCCGCCGTGGCATCGGGCACCACGTCCTCGAGGCGCAGCCCCGCCCGCGTCGCCTCGAAAGCCTCGACCACGCGATGCACCCACAGGGACCGCGCCTCGTGCTCGGGACACACCACGCTCCACCGCTCGCGGTCGTACATGTCGACCGCCAGCCATGTCACACCGTCCCGCTGCTCTCGGGCTGCCCACTCGTCGCCGACACCGCCGCAATCTCCGTCTGCACAGGTGCCGCACTCGTAGCGCCGGGCGCTGAGGCGCTCGCACGCCCCCGCCCACGCGAGCCAGTCGAGGACGGCACGGGCGCTTTTGGGAGCGTCGAGACCGCTTCGACATGCGCCGCGATGCCGACGATGACCGACTCTGCGTCGGGCAGAAGCTCCCACAGCCGCTCGACCGGGTAGCCCGAGGCGTCCCGCTTGAGCTGCGGTAGGTCGGAGATGCTGACGCAGGCCGCGCGTACGATGGCCTCGTGGCGACGCAGCACGCGCTCCGCTGACCCGTACTCGACCGCCCCGCGTGCGATGTGCGCTTGGGCTTCAGCCACGCAGACCGCACGACGGTCCAGAGGCAGCGCCTCAACCCACGTGGCATCTTCGGGGATGACAAGCGCGGACACGTCCCGCGTCTCGATGTACCGACGCAGGGCCTCGACCTCGTTCGCCTGCTGGACCGAGGGGTCGCAGATGAGGACGAACCGCGACGCGACCTGCGTGTTGGTGGCGATTGCGAGCGCCATCAGGAGCAGAACGCGAGCAGGAAGTAGGCGCCGTTCGCCGCCGTGGGCGTGCCGCTCGTGCCGGTGTAGGGGCTCGACGCCGCCGCGATGGTGCAGGTGCTGAAGGAGCGCTCATCCTCGATGGTGTCGCCGGGCAACTCCTGGACGAACCCGGCCGGGATGATGAGCGCCGCGCCGGCGAGCTCGCCGCCCTCGATGGGGAAAACCCACGTGTTCGTCTCGCCCAGGCGAATCATGTCCCGCAGCGTCGCGCGCACGAAGTCCGAGAAGGTCAGCGAAACCGTGACCTGAGCGCTGGTCACCTCGGCATCAGCCGCACCCACGATGCTCGTGGTAGCCGAGCCGACCGGGTCGAGCCCGATGGTGATGGTGGCCGTCATGTCGCGCAGCGTCGCCACGGTCCGCGAACCCGTCGTGCTCGGGGCGTAGATGGCCTGCCCCCAGCGCTTGAGCGCCACGCCGTTCGCCAAGTTCGCCGGACCCGCCAGCGCCGAGCCGTAGGCCGTCACGCTCTTGAACGCAGGGCTCAGAGTGAAGGTCATCTCCAGCGTGCGCTTGTCGTCGCCGCTGAACGCCAGCCCGATGTTGTTCGCGCGGCAGCCGGTGCTCATCACCTCGCGAGCACGGTCACGGTAGCGCACCGCCAGCGACGTTGCGCCGAGCGCCCCGATCTTCGGATACGCCACGGAGCAGAGCTTGACGCTGTCGCCCGTCTGCGGGTTCGCCGAGAAGGCAGGCCGCACGGTCACGACGTTGGTGCCGCCATTGACGGCCGTGATGATGGCGTACTCGGTGAGCCGCGCCGCCGACACCCACGCGACCACGTCGCCGGGGTTCACGAGCGCGAGGTCACCCGCGGACACCTCGAACTCGGTGTCGCTGACGTCGTTCGTCACGGTCACAGCAGAGCCGCCCGTCTTGCTGACGAGGCCCAGCGACGAGCCGAGCAGCTCCGCGAGGCGCGTGCCCGAGAAGTTGACGCCCTGCGCCGACTCGCCCTTGAAGACCATGTCGAAGTCGCCGAGCTCACGGATGGCAGGCTCGCCGCTCGACAGGTAGGGCGCCTCGGGCTCGGGCACCTGACCCGCGCCGCTCGTCGAGACGGCAGGCTCAGAGTAGAGCGGGATGGTCGCCGTGGTGGCCTCGTTGCTCGAGGACGCCCGCGTGGGCTTCACGGCGTTGAAGGTCAAGCCTGAGGTGTCGACCAGCGCGTGGTCCGCTGCGTCGGGGCTGCCGTAGGTGGACTCGACTGCGATGGCGACCGACTGACCGCCCAAACGTCCTGCGCTCATACACTCACCCTCGCTGTCATGCGGACGCGAAGAATGCGCCCTGTGACTCTGTCCACGTCGCCGATGTCCTCGACCTGAGTGTCAGGGTAGACGGCCACGTCGTTTGCTTGTGATGCCCATACCGACTGCGGCCGGATGGTGCTGATGATGTTGACGGCGTCCTCGACCGCTGCCCGGTACGCAGAGCCTGCGAAGTCGGCCTCACGATAGAGCACCGTGATGGTGATGCCGTAACTGGCCTCGTCGATGGGGTCGCCAGACACGAGCCCCGTGTCGATGGGTGGACCCTCCTGCACGTAGACTGCTCGGCTCGGGACTCGGTCGGACTCTTGGAGCAGCTCGCCCTCAGAGGGGAAGTCCACCAAGGTGAAGGCAAGCCCAGGCGCAGTCGCAGGCACGATGCCGGCGACGGCCGCGGAGAGCGCATCGAGGAGACCGTACAGGCTCACTGCTTGCCTCGCAGGCTACGCTGAATAGCGCCGCCGATGATGGCAGGCAGCGCCGCCTGCAAGTCCGCGTAGTTGCGCTGGCTGATACCCCACCAGTTGCGCTTATCGTGGGTCGCGCCAGCGTAGGCCACGGCCGCGCCTCGAGGAGAGATGGTGACGCCCGTCTTGCCCACCGCCGTCAAGGCGATGGAGCGCGAGAGCTGCCCCGAGAGGATGAGGTCCACCTCGACCGAGTTGGAGTTCAGACCCTTGCGGCTCTGCTCCTTGTACTCAGCGTAGCCGCCCTCGTAGAAGCGGCCGACCGTGCGACCCTTCATCGGGCCGCGCCGACCCTTCCACGGCACGCCGCCCTTGGGCTTGAGCCGCCGCGCCGTCTCGCTCTTGTTGTAGATGACTACGGGCTTTGTCGAGTAACGCTTCATGGGCGCATCGTCGACGTCCAAGCCCTCGAAGAACGTGCGCTGCACGAGCGACGTGCGCAGGGCCTCGCCGACATCGCGCACGGCTGTGGCGTCCCACACGAACGAGGGCCACGTCGCGCCAAAGTCGTGCTTGGCCTCGATGCTCATCGCTGGTCTGTAACGCGGGCGAGCTCGATGGTCGCCGGGGGTTGCGGGTCGACAGGGAACGAGACGATGGCCGTGTTGGTCAGCGTGGTGCCGACCTGCCGGGCCAGCTGCTGCGACGACGCCGCGTCGATCTCCTCGGGCTCGACCTCGCCATTGAGGTTGAGGTCTTGCCAGTCCACGAGCGACAAGACGTTGTCGAGTTCCTGCGACGCTCGCTCGCGGTAGTACGTGGCAAGCGCCGTTCGGTCCTGCCCGCCCATGCTCGTGCCATCGAGAATGACCGCCGCCGCGAGGTAGGCATGCGTGCGGGCGAACTGTCGACCTGGTAGCACGTCCTCGTGGCGAGGCGAGATGCGCCGCTTGATGTGGCCGATGAGTTCGTCGAGCGCCGCGTCGCGCTGGAGCTTCCACGAGCCTTGACCAGCGGGCCGCGCTCGCAGGTCGGGCACGTAGCCGAGCAGTTCGGCATCGCTCAGCCGCGTGGCGAACTCCATCGCGACCACGTGCAAGACGTCGCGGTCGCGGTCATAGGCGAGGGGTTCAGCGTTGAAGGCGTCGACGGTCTCGTAGTCGATGGTCCATCGGATGTTGCGCATTGGCGTGGCGCCGATATGCGCGCTCGAGATGGCCGCCTGCCGCTGCAGCCAGTGCAGGTTCGCGGGATTGACCGCGAACGCGACCGGATGCGGCACCGGCTCGGCAAGCTCAAGCGTGCCCTCGATGCCATCATCCGTGACCACGCGCACGACGCGCAGCGAGGCACCGACGAGGCCGATGGATTGCAGCACAACGGCCGCTGGCTGATCGCCGCTGATGGCCGTGGTGGGCGAACCTGACAGACCCCACGTCACGGTCAACGTGCGCCGGTCCGTGCTGATAGCTGTGACCTGGTCGACCTGCCGCGACTGCGTCAACGAGTAGGTCTGCACACCCGCTGGCCAGTCGATGGTCAGCGTGGGGTTAGCGACGAGCACGCCGTCTGGATTGGTCCAGTGCCACACATGGCCGAGGCCGGTCAGGAGCTTGCGTGCGGTCATGGCGCAGAGCCTACCACACTGAGGCCCCTACGTCACCCGGTCGCGGCGTTGTTGGCCGTGCGCACGGTCGATGCGTCGGCTTCCTTGTAGCCCCACCGCTTGGCCGTCGCCAAGGGGACAGCAAGCCACGAGTGTCGGCAGTTGTACCCGCCGCCACTCTCCAAGGGATGAGGCAGGCCGGTCTGCCCATTGTCGAGCCCGCGCACCAACTCAGGCGAGAACCAGAAGCCCAGGCACGCCTCGCAGAAGGGACGCGTGAGGCCGTCGTCGGGGCCACCATAGGCGAAGCCAATCGGCACGCCGGACTCGTCCGCGTACGCGTTGGAGATGGCGCGCGCGTAGACCGCCGTCTGTGTCCGTGCCTCGGTGGCTGCCTGCCCGAGAGAGACCTGCAGCCGCTCGGCCAGACGCTGCGAAAGCTCGGTGATGCTTTCCAGCCGGTAGCCCTCGCGCATGAGCGGGACGAGGTCCGTGGCCGTGGTGAGGTTCGCCGCTCGGAACGCGTCGTTGGCGTCGCGCCGGGCTGCGTCAATGACGGCCGTGAGCGCCTCGATGTCGACGACGTTGTCGGGGTCGAGGCCCACGCTGCGGAGATAATCGGGGGTCGCGCGCTCGATGTCGTCGAGCCCGTCGAGCCACTGGTCTTGTATCTCGCCGGTTTCCTCGGCAACCGCCGCCGCGACCTGGTCGAGCTGCACCGCGAGCAGGCCGGTGCGCCAATCGCCGCCACCTGCCTCGGTAGCCAGCTCGAGGAGCCGGTCACGTAGCGTGTCACGCAGGCCGACGAGCTCCGCGCCGATACGGTCACCGAGTCGCGTCAGGTCCGCATCTCGACGACGCAGAGCCGCACGAATGTCGGCCGGGATCGCCACTCAGCCCTTGCGCTTACGCGACACAAGGACCTTGGGCGCAGATAGAGGGACGGCGGGCGCTTCATCAACAGGCGCCGCATCGTCCATGATTGCCGCGATGACCGCCTCGACCTCGGGAGGTGAGCGGTAATCGAGCAGCACCGCGTCCGAGCCAAGCAGCGACGACGCAGCGAGCCACTGCTCGCGGGTCATGTCCACCTCAGCCGGGGCATTGTAGTACCCCATCTTAGGCAGCGGTCGCAGGAGTCGGACGCGGGCGCGCATCAGCTGACGACCGCCGTGACGAGGTAGCCGAGGTTGGCGTCGAGGACGACCTCGTCGCTGTAGACCTCACCGGCCACGATGGAGCCGACCGCCTGCGGGGGCGCCGTCAGGTACTCGCGGACCGAGATGGGCAGCGCGAGGCCGTCCATGCTCAGACCCTGACCCGAGAGGCCGTCCTCGACGAGCAGCAGGGCCGCGACCGCGCGCGCCATGATGTCGCCCGAGGCGTTCGCGATGGTGTCCGCGTTCTCGAGGCAGCCCATCCAGATCGACTTGCCCCAGAGGTAGGACGAGGCGAACGTGGTGGCGTCGGCCGAGGACTGACGACGAGCGCCGCCGATGAGCAGCTTCAGGCCGAGCTCACCCGCGACCAGCTCCTTGAGGTACGCGTCGGTCGCGACCTGACGGAGCGCAGCAGCCGCGCCGCTCGTGACGAGTCGGATGCCCGAGGCAGCCATCGAACGCTGGAAGGCGTCAGCGACCTCACGGCCGATGATGAGCGTGTCGGGGTCGCGGCCGTAGGACTGCGCGCGGACGATGCTCTTGAGGATGGCGAGGTCTTGCATCGGGGTCGCCGTGACGATGGTGTCCCACTGCGAGCCCGCACCGGGCACCGCAGCGAGGGCCGCGTCGGGCCAGTTCGCCGTCGAGAAGAACAGCGAGCTCGTGCGCGCCTCCATGTCGAGGGCCAGCTTGCGGCCGATGGCGCCAGCCTCGCGCTCCGCCAGGCTCGTGGGGAACTGCGAGCGCTCGGAGAGCTTCTGCGGGACCACGTCGCTCGCGAGCTTGTACTCCTCACAGCTGTACGTGACCGTCGTCGGGGCGCCGAGAGCGCGCCGCGGGTAGTCCGCGCCGAGAGCCGTCGCGACGACCTGCGGGCTGCCCATGTAGCCCGAGGAGTTCTCGACGAAGATGGTGCCCTTCGAGGCGGTCGGCACGACCGGCTGGATGGGGAGGAAGGGGAAGACCAGCCCCTGCAGGGACTGCGCGGCGCCGATGGCCGCACCCGAGAGAATCGGGGAGACCGGGGCGAGTTGGCTCTGATTGGCTGCGCTCATGGCTGCTTACCTCAGGGGAAGATGGAGTGTTGGAGGTTGACTTCGCAGACGACACCGTCCGCGGTCGCGCCGGTGCTGGTCGCGCCGCTGAGGATGACGCCGAGGATGCGGTCGCCCGAGGCAGCCGCAACGAGCTTGCCCGCCGCGTCGGCCGTGACGAACTGCCCAGGGTTGATGACGCCGCTCGCGATGGCGAACGGGCAGTTGCCCAGGACCTGCACGTCGACGATGTCACCCGCGACGCCGCTCGTGAGAGCGATGCCGACGAGGTAATCGCCGCCGCTGGTGGCCTGCGCCCCAGCCGCGATGCCGCCGCTGAGGCCATCGGCCTTGACGACCTGACCGCGCGTCACGGTGCCCGTGAGGCGGTACGACTTGATGCTCCCGAGACCATTCACGCTGGCCATTGTCAAACTCCTCGCCCGGCGCGGACTCGCGCGAGCATGTCATTAGCGCGCCGAACCTCGGCAACGCGGGGGTCTTCATTCACGGCATCAGCGGCCGCGCCGCCGTGCCCAACCGGGGCCGCGACCGCGACGATGGGCGACAGGTCAGCGAGCATGCCCGCGACCTCGTCGATGCCCATGCGCATCGCACGCTCCACCCACTCACCGCGCTTGGCCTGCGGGATGCGCCCGCCGACCACGTGCGTCTCGACCATCGCCACCGCATCGCGCCGCAGGAGTTCGTCCTGCGCCTTGTGCGCGGCATCCTGAATCGCCTGCAGCTGCTCACGCGCAGCCTGCAGCTCAGCCTGCAGACGCTCGACCTCGCCGAGCGCCGCGTTGTCGACGGCCTGCGCCGTCTCGTTCACATCGCCCATCGGGGCCTCCCTGTCGCCGTCCGAGATAAACGCGGCAGCCGTGACGGACCGGACACGCCGCTGGTAGTCGAGGGGCATCGAGCCCCCAAGGAACATCCAATCGTCTGCATTGGTCGCGATTCGGTCAGCCAGACCACGCGCCACAGCCTCGTCGGCCGCGTAGACCGAGCCATCACCGAGGGACTCGACAGCCACGCCACGGTCGGCCGCAATCTCGCCGAGCATGATGCCCGCGAGCTGGTCGACACGACGCTGCAGGGCTGCGATGTAGTCGCTGTCGCTCGTCGATGCACGCTTGCGGGGCGTCTGACTCGACACGACCTCGACCGTGCTGCCTTCCTCGCCATCGCGAGCGAGGGTCACCACGACGCCCACCGAGCCCGCCTGCGCCAGAGGCGAGAGAACGACCTCATCGGCCGCAGCAGCGAGCCAGAGTGCAGCGCTGGCAGCCATGCCCGAGACGTAAGCGAGGACGTAGATGCCCTGCTCCTGCGCCCGAGCGATAGCACGCCTGGTCTCACGCACTCCGGCCACGTAGCCGCCGGGGCTGTCGACGTGCATCACCATGACCTTTTCGCCCTGCAGCTGCGCGCGCTTCAGGTCGAGGCGCATGCTGTAGTAGTCGATGGGGTAGAGCGGGCCGTCCACGTGCATCGTGCCGAGCGCGCCCTCAAAGTACCGCTTGGGTTTACCCGCAGCGATGGCCGCGAGGTGCGAGGGCTCGACTGCGAGCGCCGAAACGCCGGGGCTAGGCACGCTGCCCTCCTCCTGCGCACGTCGCACGAGATACAGCTGCTGCATCTCCTCGACCCACTCCTCACCAGCGTCGCCGCCCCACAGGAGCCACGCGACGAAGCCGGGGGACTCTTGGCCCTCGACGTCGTCGACGCCTTCCTCCCAATCGGCCTCGTGACGAGCAAACCACGCGGGCGCCTCGCTGGTCACCCACTGCTCTGACTGCGGCTCGCCGTTGGCGATGCTATTGGCGCGCCGGATGGTCTCGGGCTTGATGCCGTCGCCCGACTTGCCCGCCTCGTGCAGAGCCACGCCCTTGAGCGCCTCGCGCTGCACTGCCTCTGGGGGCGTGAGTTCCTCAGTCGACAGCAACGGCATCAGATGCCTCCGGGAAGCGTAGAAGGTGTAGTCGTCGGCCGCACGGTGCGCCCGAGGCGCTCACGCTCAGACCGGACCTCAGCCGCCCGCGTCGGTGCAGGCAGTTCGAGCGCGGACCGGATAGCCCGCTCGTCCTCGGCCGTGGGAGTGAGCACGCCAGCAGAGAGCAGTGACACGACGTCGCCGACCTTCTCCACCCACAGGCTCGACCGGATGCCCGAGTAAGTCAGGCGCGGGAGCTGGTCGAGCGGCATCGGGCCGATGTTCGCGTTGACGATGGCGCGCACGTAGGAGCTAAGCCCCTCGGCCAGCCATTGGCACAAGTCGCCCGCCATTTGCGCCGCGAGCTCCGCGTGGACCTGCGCCGTAGCGTAGGCGCCAGACGAGCCGCTGGAGCCCATCGCCAAGAACTGCACATAGAACGCCTGCAGAATCTCGCGCTCGATGTCGCTGACGACAGCGGAGAGCGGACCAGAGCCAGACGCAGCAGACGCACCCTCAAAGGAGAGCGACGCCCACGACGGCAGCACGAGCGCAGATTCCTCGTGCGAGGTGTACCGACGCAGCACGCGCAGCAGCTCGTCGCGCGCAGCCTCGTACTCTTGCTGCGAGGGAGCCGTGCCACGCTGACGGGCCAAGGCGTCCTCGTCGATGGTGACGGTAGGAACCGGCACCGCGTACCGCTGGACCAAGACGTTGCGCAGGTTGGTCGCGCGTCGGTAGTCCGAGGCCAGGGGCTCGACCTGACGCAGCAGGCCCACGCCCTCGACGCCTTCAGACAGCGACGGCCAGACGAGATGCACGAGGCGCTCGTAGGGGATACGCACCGAGCCGACGCTGGACAGGCCGTAAGGCTCGCGCTGCCACTGGTCAACCGCGACGATGCGCCGCCCCTCGTAGACCCACTGACGCACGCTCGATTGGTCGCGCGGCTCAAGGTCGATGTACGTGGTGCCCTCGTAGGGATAGGCCACCATCTCGGCCAAGGCGAAGCCGTAGAGCGCGCCGGTCAGGAGCTGACGCATCCGCGTCTCCCACGACGGCAGGCTAAGCACTCGACCGTCCCACTCGATGACCGGGGAGGCGTACCCACCGAGACCGAGCGTGCGCCGGACAACCTCGGCCGCAGCCTCAGACGTGGGCGAGTCGGGCGCCGCTGCGACATCCCACGTGGCCTGCGTCGCCAGCCCGAGCAGCGCCTGAGCGCCGACTGCGCAGGGAGCGCAGCGCATCGCCACACGGTACGCAGCGATGCGCGGGGCCAGCTGAACGAGGCGCAGGTTGGTCTCGCCGTCATTGACCGGCAACGACTGCACGCCCACGCCCTTGCCGTCGACGGCCTCGGGAGCGGTGTACTTGTTGACCTGTACGGAGAGTGCCATGAGCGGCACCCTAGCACAGCGCGTTAGAAAACGCACGCCCCCGCCAAGACACGCACGGTCAGTGCTCAAGGCGCCCAGCGGGACCGTCTACCGATGGTCTGGCCGGGACTCCGCGAGCCTTGGTCCTGACGGGGGGAGTGCAAAGAGTCGCGCGTCTCAATGGGGCCACGGACCGGAGTCCGCGGAAATCGCTAGACGGTCCGGGCGTCGCCTGGTCATTGTCGAGCTTCAATGGGGCCGCGGCTAGTCCGCGGAGAGGAGACGCGCTGTCAAAGAATGGCCGGGGGCGAGGCCTAGACTCAGCACATGCGCCGCGAGACCATCCCACGACACACGCTTGACTCGCAGGTTAGGGCCGCCCCCATAAAAAGGCAAACCCCCGAGCGCTTATGCGCCCGAGGGTCTATCTCCCTCCCCTGCCACGGGTTGGACCGGCCCGGCTCGTCAGGGTGAAATGAGCAAAGCCCCTGAGTCACCGGCGAAGGAGATGAGGCACGATACCACGCTCCTCGAGCGCGTCAAGCTTAGCGCACGTCCATCGGGTCGAGCTCGACACGCCTACGCTCAGGAGCTGCAGGCGCTGCCTCGCGCCGCGTCGGGTCGGGCAGATACCACAACACCTCGCGCACGGCGTACCGCAGCGTGTCGGCGTGGTGGTCGTGCGTCCCGTCCTTGGCAGGTCGACCAGGTGCGCGGTCGTCCCAGCGATAGCCGGTCATGGCCTTGGCGAGTGTGCGCTTGCTGGCAGGCGCTCGGATGCCCGCGTCAAAAAGCGCACGGTCGACCGTCAGAGCGCCGCGCTCGAGGGCGAGGTTTACGCGAGTACAACCGCTGACGATGTCCCGCCGCTCGGGGTCGCGCTCGATGCGGGGCATGATGCCCAGCCCCTTGGGAGGCGACAGCGCCACGAGGTCGAGGTCAGCGATGCCGGTCTGAGCCGAGCGCGCGCCGCCTGCAGGGTCAGCCACGACGGCGTCGAGCGGGATGCGTTGACTGCCCTGCTGCCACAGTCGCCGAGGCGTGCACTCGATGGAGAGTCGCGCAAGGAAGTCGGGCAGCGTCTCGTCGTCAGGCGCCCACTCTCGGGTCACGTGCCACCGACCGCGCGTGAGCTCGACAAGCAGGAGCGCGCACGGATGCCTTAGACCGAAGTCCATCGCAAGCATGGTCCGCATGTAGCTGTAGTCGACCAGTTCCTGCGTCACGCACTTCTCAGGCGCCCACGCGTGAAAGACCGACCCAACCGGGGGAAGCGGCCGGTTCTCCACGAGGGCCGCGAAGTCACGGTCGCTCAGCGTCTCACGCATGCGCTCAAGCCATCCCGCCCCGAGGTGCTGCGCGTTCTCCGACGACTGCGGCAGGTAAGCCTCGCCGCCTATCTCCCGCGTTCGTTCTACCCACCACGCAGGCTCGACCGGGATGCCGCAGGTCACGACGACGGGCCGCTGCATCTGGCCGCGCTGGTCGGCCACAGGTACACGAGCACGCGACCGGGCCACGTCGAGCACGTCAGGCCGCAGTACTTGGCACTCGTCCACGAGGACGGCGTGCGCGTTCAGACCCTCGATAGGTGACGAGCCGGGGCCAGAGTTCGCCGGGGTGTCGAGGTGAGCAAGTAGGAGCCGCGACCCTGACGCCCAGACGAACGCCTGCTCGGACGCCGCGTAGGTTACGGCCGAGCCCGCGAGCAGGCCGTGCAGATGCGGTAGATGCACGTCACGCAAACGCCTGAACGTGTCCATGCCGACGACCACCAGCGCGCCGGGGCGAGTCTCGCAAAGTAGGATGGCGAGAGCACAGAGCGCGAGTGACTTGCCCGAGCCCAAGCCACCACGGACCGCCGCCGCATCTGATGGCCACTCACCACTCAGACCCGCGCGCAGGAACTCGGCCTGCCATGGCAGCGGGTCAAGCTCGCTGATGCGAGGCATGGCCGCTGCACAGGTGACCACCGAGGCCACCGACAATGACTTCGACGGAGTGCTCGGTGCAGACCTCTAGGCCGCATCGCCCGGCCTCGTCGTGGGCGTCGCAGGTGTAGCCGGCCTGCCGAGTGCAGTCCCGCGCCTCGCATGGTCTGTCTGTCGGTCGCCCGAACCAGCAGTCACCGAGGCCGCCTTGCCATGACAGCAGGACGCTCACGCGTTGCCGACCTTCTCGGGCTTGGCGCTGACGAGCTTCTGAAGCAGGGGCGCGACCTCGGCGCCTTGGTGCACATGCGTCGTGACCTGCACCTCGGGACGCTGGGGGAAGTGCTCGGGGTCGTATCGCTCAAGGAGCCATGCCGAGGCGCGCCAATCATCGGCGCCTGCCTGAGCGATGTTTTGGACCAGCGCTGCCCTAGATCGTACGCGCGCGCGCGCCCATCGCTCAGCAAAAATAGCGTATTGCCCGCCCTGCGCTGCCCTGCTCAGCCAGCTACGCACCGTGCCCTCGTTGATGCCGACCTCGATG